ACGAGTTTGGCAAACTTTTGTTGGTTAACGGTTAAAATTGTATCTGAGACCGCATTTTTAAATTTCATGGTATTAACTAAACACTAGAGTAAAAATGTTTATAAATGTGTGAGTATTATTATCATCCAAAAACAATTTGCCTGCAAAATATATTTGTCTTGACTTTTGTGTTCCATCTTCAATGTAAGGTTGGACACCAAAATCTATAATATCAAGCTTTGAAATGTTTTTGTTATTGATCTCAAAAAATTGACCAATAAGTCTATTTCTTAGACTTGAATTTGATAAGCTAATCTTTTGACTGGAGCCGCGATCGTTTAGTTTATCAAATTCATTTGTTAACATCTTTTCCGTTAAAGTTTCTTGCGATCCATAGTTTGGATATATACCCAGTGAACTTGTTTGAGAAGAAATTCTTTTGTTTATTGGCGGCAAAAATTTAAAATTTGGTAAATTTGATAATCGTTTATCAATAAACATGCTTTCGGCATCATTAATATTGGATTCATAAACTTCCCTTTCAATATCAATTGGACTTTTTCTTGTTATGTTAAATTCGATTTCATTCGTTGACAGTTTAAACTCTGAATTTTCATTTGCAAAATTTGGAGATTTTAAAATTGATAGTTCTTTATAGTTGTTAAAACTAGTTGATAGAATACTTCTTCCGTATTCAGACATTAAAGAAGCGCTCACTTGTGGCAAAAACCCACCAGAACTAAAATTTATTTGTCCGTTTATAACATTAAAACTTAAGTTGGAGCCAGATAAACTCAACACCGTTGGAATTCTTAACTTTCCGCTGTCATCAACCTGATAGATTATCGTATCCTGTGGCCTCCCCTTGGATTCAAGTAACAGTTTTTTTGTGTTTAATTCTGAAAAAGATCCGCTGTCGTACTGGTCAAGAGGACTATAATACGTTCCCGAATCTGAAAAAGACGCATAACGGATTTTTAAATTACCAAGAGATAATTGTCGTTTCCCTTCGTTGGTAAGCTGAATATCTAGTATTCTTTCTTTTGGATTCAAATACCCTGGCATGTTGTTAAATACACAATAGAATAGTTTTAAAATTATTCAAAAAATGGGCGACCAGCACGATAAAATGAATCATAAATGCCAGAATCTCTTGTGTTTAAACTCGATGTTTGATTTATTATACTTGCTGCCGAACCAGACAAAAATGATATTTTTAAAGGATATGCAAGACTTTTTTTCTTAGTATCAAACATTGCCGAATAAAGTCTATTTGAATGTTTAAACTTTAGTTCTTCTTGGAACTTATTATGCATTAAGACTTTTGACTTTTCAGGAAAACCAGATTTTAAACCATATTTCCAACCTCTAATCAGAGAACCAAAAAATACGGATTCATTTCTATAAGTTCCAATATTATGTTTTTCGTCTGTTATAAACTTGCCAAAATTCTGAAATCCATCTCCAAATCCATAAACAAATTTTATATTTGTTTGTAGACTTGCACTTTTAACGGGATTGGTCGTAAAGTTTAGAGCATTGTTTAATCCATTTGTTTTATCGGCAAATAAACCATGAATTGGATTGTTTGTTGTATAAGGTAGGCCTACGGTATCTATTGATTTAGAAGGAAATAGAAAACCAAAAAAGATGTTTGTTGGATAATTTAACACTTCAGGTTGACCATATAAATTACCCCAAAAACCATCTGTCAGCGCAATAAATTCTGGGAATTTCGTAATTGGCCTCAAGAGATCTCCAGAATCATGATTAAAGTAAATTCCATCATAATCATCTGTAAGATCTACAGATCCAGATATCGAATAATATAAAGATTCTGGCGAAAATGGCTTTCCTTGGAGTCTTTTTGCATTTCTATATTTTATCTCAAAAGGAAAAGAAAAAACCCATTTATCATTAGAAACCTGTCTTGTTTCATTTGAACTTGTTGAAAAAAGGCTGTTTGATAGTATCATGTTTTGTACTGGAGAATATGCTGTTCCGCCGAAAATATACTCAAACATTAATGATTGCGTTGCGAAACCTCTTCCTATGTTAAGTAAAACAAGATTTCCACCATCGACCCTAAAGATCTCATTAATATCTGGCACAAAACTATCGTAAAAATATTCAGTTTCAGATTCGGCCATTATAAATCTATTGTTTTTATTTATTAATGTTACTGCCGAGGTTATTGCGGTTCTGTAATCGGCAAAACTATTACTATAGTTTTCTGGTTTGATTATGGTCGAAACCGATAACCCTCCAAGAAGACTACTGTCATATCTTGATATAGAAGAACCACGTTGTGAATTTATTGTTAATATTGAATCACTTGTTTTGGAAACAAGCGCGGCACCTGATATATAATTGTCGGTATAAGAACCTTTATAACTTGCTTTTGAGTTTAGATCTAACTTAGGCATCTTATTTTTTCTCTCCAATGTTTACAGTGGATACTGTGTTTAATATGGTTTCTGTATTATCGTAAACATGATTTTCTACATAATCTAAATTTTCATTCATTTTCAAATAAGAACCATATAGTGTAATTTTAACATTGCCACTTATAGATAAAGTAGAAACATCTTTTTCATCAGGCACAAAAAAATTATACCCTCTAGAGGTTAGATCTGTTATATCTAAAAAGCTTGAACTATCAAATATTGGTGCTTGAAAACCTAATATTAGGTTGTCTTCAGGAAATAGTATGTACGGGATCTCTTCTACAGGTCTTGTGTTATATCTAACATTTGCAGCGTTTGGAGAATTTAGATTTGCTATTGTTTCTACCACATTTCTCTCGCTAGAAGCAATTTGTTTTATTTGATTTCTTATTGAATAATCTTCACTGTTTGAACGTGTGCCATTGAAGGTTGATAATTTTTGGGAATACATTCTATTCGTTCCAAATGGTTTATCTATAAAGTACATTAAATAAAGCGGTTCTTCATTTTTTGTTGGAACATTTGGTACAAGTTCTAACACTTCAGATTCCGTCATTGTAAACGAAAAAAATGCGCCTTCATTTTGTTTAAGTAATTCAACATTAGATGTTATTGAAGATTCAATTGTAGAACTGCTTTTCACACAGGCTATTCTTGCAAAAGATACTAAATCATTAATAACTGAACCTGAAGAAATATATGAAAGTTCAAGATTAGTAAATGGAGCGTTTACCGTTGTTGGAAAATCTGCTACTGTGTTAAAAAATTCAAAATATTTATATTTTTCATCTCTAAGAAAATTTTCAGATTTTCTTTGATTTAAAAGAAAAACAGTGGTAAGAGCGATAGAACTCGCAATAAAGTTTAATTCTTGATTCATTGTGCAAGATAAATTTTGAAACTGAATTTGTATTTTTTCCAACACAAAAGGTTCTCTAATATAAGATTTCATAGAAAGAAGATTTTCGGCCACACCACTATAAGTTGATGTACTTGGAAAACCAAAGTCTTTGATTGGTAATCCGAGATTTTTATATATATTATCTGAGCTATATTCTTGATAATCGCTTAAAGCATTTAAAATACTTGGACCAAATCCAAATCCTTTTTTTGTAAAATAGTCATTAATAAAAACCGAGCCAGAAAATAGATCTAATGCGCCACTTAAGATTCCAACTGTATCAATTGATTGAGATGTGAAGTTGTAATAACCAAATGGATTTTCATTTGTTGATCTAGATTTTAAAGTCTGTGGAGCAGCTAAAGGCAAAGTAAATTCGATAGTAGTTTTATTTCTTAATGGTTGACCAAACCCAACTATATCACTACCTGTCATATAAAATGAAGTTGTTGATAGGTTTTGAATATTATCTTTAAATGGATTGATTGAAAAGTTTTGTTCTTGGTTTGAGTAAGTTTGATCAATACCGATAGGAACAAGACCGTTTACAGTAATAGAAGTTGTTAATTCTGAAGTTAACAAGGATGAACTTACAGGCAAAGCCGACGGCAAATTAATATCCTGAGATATATTAAACCTTAAAGTTTTTGTATCAAGGAAAGCCCCAGAATTGCTATAAGGTTTCTCATCCTTTATTTTTTTAACATCATATGGATTTAACCCACGTAGTCTACTTAATTTTTCTTGTCTTGCCATACTTATGTTCCTCTCATTCTATTACTGTAGGAGATTCCACCGATACCAGATTGGTTATATATATTGTTCCCGACTGTATAACCAGCTGTTGAACTTTTTACTTCAAATGTTTTACGAATATCGCTATCTCTTGAATAGTCTAAAACAGATAATGCATTTTGAAAACTTACATCTGCAGATGTTATCTTTTTATAATCTGAGTTGTTTTCTTTCTCGGTGAAAGCCTGCACAAACGAGTCCCTATAAAGCTTATACCCAGGAATATTAATTCCACCAAAATTTATCTGCCCAGAGTCTAAAAATGGATTATTAACATCTGAACTTGTTTCTAATAGTATTTGTGAAATAGGTTGATTTCCTTTTCCAAGACTAGTCTGAGGGCCGCAATCCAAAAAACCGTGAATACCTTTAGCATAGTAACCTTGCTCAATAGAAGGGCGTCTAAAGGGAATTGGAAAGGGTTCTATTATATTGGCAACCTGTCCTGGAAGTCCTCCATTAAGTTGTATCGGATAAGGATACAGCTCTGGTTGCAATATGTATAAAACTGGGTCGAACTTTATTTCTTGTTCCACAAAGGACGCCCTGCCAAGTAAAGTAGTAAAAGAGGGTATTTGACCAAAAGATAAAACTTCCTCTTCTCTACTGCCTTGTTCAATGATTCCATTTGATAATACTCTACCCGACCAAATTTTCATTTGGCTTGTTGCATAAAAATCAGCGCTTGTTCGTAATTCAATTCCTTGTCGAAGTGTATTCGTTGATTTTAAAATTCCTTCTAGTTGTGATGTGCTAGTATTTTTAGGTTGGGCTTTATAAACTTCTAATTCATTAAAGGCTGAATTTGAATTTTGTGAAATGAAATTTACTGACATGGCTTAATATGTTCTAACTACTCCTTGAATAGTTTGAAAAATATTTGGGGCAAACACAGAAGAATTTCCACCAGTACGATTAAGATATTGATTATAAAATTTGTATTGCACTTTAGAACTTTCAAGTAAATGTGGTTGAATCACGAAATTAATACCTTTAAATTTAACATTTTTAGATAATAAAGATCTAATGAAATCACTTAATGTCATGTTAAACCATTTATAAAATTCAAAAAATGACTTAATATTAATATTAGTTGTTAATCTATTAAAGTAAAGTCTTCTTAACGATTCCAATTCTGGATAATCTATACTGAAAAGATTTGCTGGGTCGCCTAAAATGTTTTCTAGTAAAGAATAATCTCCAAATAAATTTACGATATCTGCATTTAACATTTCCGTTATTCCAAAATCAATGCTTACTTTTGTATTATCCGTGGGTTGTTCTTCGATTTCGAGAACATGTTTTGGAGCCGCGACTGCATATAAATCATAGTCTTTAGGATCTATAAGACTTCGAACTCTTACTTTATTGTCTGTTATTGCCTCGGTAAAAGAAGTGCCAGGAATACTATATTTTATGGATCTTTTTTCAACAAGATCAGAACTGTCAAAATTATCTCCATATAAAGAAATATTGTTTTGGCTAAGATCTGAGAAGATAAAACTTGATGATGAGATTATCTGTTCATAATCTTGTATTAATCTGATTTTTTCATATGAACCCGACTGTTTAGTTTCGAATTGATTGTTTACCAAAGGATTTTCGACGCCAATAGACTTGATATTTCTTATATGTTCAAAGGTTTCATTGTCAGTTAATGCTTTTGTCCAAAATCTTGTTTGACTAACTTTGCCGTCAAAATAATTCATTTGGTTGGTTTCTGAGGCCAAAGAACCTAAAAAGCTACAACTACCATGCGATAAGATTGCACCGCTTGGAACAAAAATAGAAGTTGGAAAATTTGTAGTTAAGTTTTTCGTTGCGTCTGCTCCGTTATCATCAAAAAAGCTCGACGTAGAGTAGAACTCGACTATTTCACCTTGATTTTGTTTACCTATTTTAATGAAAATAGACGAAGATGGCGAACTATTCATTTCAATTGAATCAGCTCTTTGTTTGCCGACGGTTATGTGCCATGGAGTTTTATCATACAGATTAAATGAACCTGTTAAAGATAGACTAAGTGAATTAACAGCTAAAAACGAAGAGTTTGGTTGATAATCAAAACAAATTTTGTTTGTTCCGATGGTATATAAATTACCAACCGCAGATTCTTGATTGCCAGAAATTGTTTTTAAAGATAATCTGGCCAAACTTTGCGTTGTTGTTTGTTCTGGATTGAGAATAAACAAGTTTTCAATTGTCCAACTTCCTGATGTTAATAGATTGTCTGATGGGTTTGAAGTTCTTACAGGATATCCTGGTTCAACTCTTGTAAGAGTTAAAAAAGATGAAGTTAACGAAGATGAGGTTGTAAAACTTAGGAAGTTAAAAATTTCTTGTCTAGTTTCTCTAACTCCAATTAAAGTTTTTTCTAAAGGTCCACCATATTCTTTAATTTTAAAGAATGAATATGGTTCTATTCCAATAGATCTAAGAAATACATCAATTGAATATCTTGTTCCTTTAGAATTCAAAATATCTTTTGCATTTATTAAAATTCTTTTCCAAATTTGATTTTGTATTTTCTGTAATGAATTGTTTGATGTTGAGGAATTTACATCATCAATATTGTCTCCATAAACAAATTGTGTTAAATTAGCATTTGAAAACAGGTCTGGCAATTCAATTCCATATCTTTTTGCCAAAAAATTAAGAAAATAATCAGATATTACGTTTGTTTCATCATAATCAACGTGTATTAAATTGCCAAACTCTTTAATGAAAATTTGTATTTCATCGAAAAAATCGGCAGTTGAATATAAAAGACTGTTTAATGTTTGCGTTGAACCTAATTCAACTGTTTTCGGCAAACTCCCAGTAATTGTTTGTTCTATGTCTCCAACTTCAGTAGATAATCCGTCTTCCACTTTACCCTCTTGGAAATAATGTGGAGGAATTAAGTTTGATATCAGAGAAGGATTTTCTTGATCAAAACTGGTCGCGGTTTCTAAAAGATTTTCTCTTAAAGAACGAACAGAGTCTATGTTCGAAAACAGTATTGGGTTACACACAGACTGTTCATAAACAAGTGGCGTTGAGCCAATTGATCCTGTGTTAAAACTTCTTGTTGTGAATAGTCCAAAAAGATTGTTTGAACTATGATCTAAAATAATGTTTTTTGTAGTTCCTTCTGGTTCATTGAATTTGAAGTAAAGTTTCATTTCAGGAGTTTGAAAGATATTTCTTTTATTTTTTGAAACTATATCAGATACACTTAAATTTTTATGCCAAATTCGTAGTTCATCAATTGCACCAGAAACGACAGCTGTTGGTAAGAAAGTAGAATTGTTAACCCTGAAACTAGAGCCACTAAAAATTGTTAGGTCAGCGTTGTTAATATTAAGATCTGAAAGTTTAATTCTTGAACTTGAGGCAATTAAATTACCTCCGATAAATAGGTTTAATTGATCAATGCCATCAGACCTATCCCAATTACAACAGACATGGTTCCAAACTCCTTTATCTATCGAGGAAGAAACGGAAATTGAAAATGCACCAGAGTTTATTGTAAAGCCACATAACACAGTTGGAGCGTTACTTGAACTTATCCATTCTGAAATTCCATGAGAACCACTTTGTTTTTGTACTATTATAGAATTGTCATTTGATTGACTTGGAAACCACAGCCAATTTTCAATCGCAAAATTAGTTGAACTTGTTGGATTCAGCTGGGATATCCCTGTTTTTAACGTTGAAATATCAAGTTCATTAGTTCCGCTCGCGTCTTTTACCGTAATATACCCATCGCCTTCCGAAAAGAAGTAACCAAAATTATATGGAAAGTTGTCGAAAATATACTTTTGATAACCTGTTAACGAATCTTCAAAAGACTCAAAATCTTTTTGTGTACCATCGAAAGGGAATTTATTTATTATTGTTTTAAATGCCTCGTTGGTTTTAACTTGTGCAGAACCGTAAAAAATATGTTGAGAGAAATCACTCCAATCAATATTGAATTGCTGTGTAGATTTTAGCCCAGTATCAAATGGATCATATCTAAAAGAGGAAGAACTGTTTAGATTTAAAGACTCATCAAGACCATATTGTTTTGTAACAAGCCCACTTGTTGAATTAACTTTTGTGTTAAAAAAACTTGGTTTCAAAGTGACTAAAACATTGGCATTTGGTTTCATACTGTTAAGTATGAAACCATAAAAATGCTGTTTTGCTTAAATAACTTTAAATCTATAGCCCATATTTTTATAAAAAATGGTTTCACTATCATTTACATGTTGCATAAATTCAAGCTCGTAGACTTTATTTGTTATGAAATTTTCAGTCTCAAGAGAAAATGTCATGCAGTTTCCATCACATGAAAGTTTCGTTGCATTACTTTCTGTTGTAAATGGTATTATTTCATCTCTTGTGTAAGCATCTATAACCCTATAAAAAAAGTTATCACTTAAAAGAGTTTCAAACTTTGGTAATCTTGAAAATTTATCAAGATTTGAATTGTTATTTGTTAATAAACAAGTGAATTTTATAATAAATGGTTTTTTATATTCATGTTTAAAATTCACTAAGGATAAAACATTTGATTCATTTATATTGCCGCCAACATATGTTGAATCTTTTTTGAACTTTAATTTTTCTTCATGTCCAAAAGTTACTGTGCCGTCTAAGCTTTTCCAATAACCTTTAAAATACACTTCAGATAATGAATTTGAATGAAAATTTACAAAATCTGAAGAATTATAGTCGAGATTAACATCTGCAATATATTTTCCTTTTTGGGACAAATTGTTCACTGTTAGTTGAGATCCTGAGAATGATTGACTATAATAAAGTATACTTCTTGTATTATGAGAAATACTCATTGAATGAGATGGGCTAAATGAGTTTGTTTGAAATGATATGGATTTTGAAGCTATCATTTCAAATTTTAAACAATTTGATCCTGTTAGTTCTATCGAGTTCGAAATAAAATTTTCAAGATTACCAAATTTTTTATTTTTAACTCCAATTTTGTTATTGAAATTAAAATATAAATCTTCATTGTTTTGGAAAAAACTATCATCTAATATACAAACCACTTTAGGTTGTAAGATCTCTTTATTAATATGTCTTGATCCAAATCTTTTTACAAAATATGTTTCATTTCCATTATCAATTGAAGTTGTTAATGCAATTCTGAGACCATTGTTTACTATTTGATTAGATAAAACTGCTGAAACAAATGGCGTTATATTGACATATAAATCTTCAAGCCCATTTACAAAATTAGTATTAACTTGAAAATCTGTGTAAAAATCAACATTTAGAGTTCCTATTGAACCACTAGCATTTGCTCCACTTACCGACCAAAGAGTGGACCCACCAGAAAAATCTCGACTCGAAGTAAGCCAGTTTGCGGTATCTAAATCTCTATACTCAACAACGTCAAAACCGATTCCTTCGTTAAACTCTTTTGCAAGTGGGTTTATGGAAACTGTAAAATTTGATGGAGTTGTTGTTCCTCCATAGATGTTCTTTAAAGAAAGAAATGCTTTAAAACTTGGATCAGTATAGGAACTGCCAACAGATGAAGAAAGACTCGAAAAATCAAAATAAATCAAGCCTCTAGAAGACTCATGTAAACTTTGGGATAATGCACTTCCAGTTAAAAACGCCGAAGTGTTTGATTCATTATATAAATGAAATAGATCAATACTTGCTGCCTGGCCAACATTTGAAGAAGTTTTTCTAGATCTATTTATCCATTTATTTTGGATATAGGTGTCCTTTGAGGCTTTAATAATTTTATACATTGTCAGTATTAAATAATTGAGCCGAGGATATTCTCGGATGGATATTTTAATTCAAAAATGCCGCCGTTTGGAGCAAGAATAATATTTTTTCTTGTGTTTGCTGTCAAATCATAAGAGTTTGAACTATAGGTTCGCTCACCGACAGTCCCAGCAAGATTTGTCATTCTAACATATTCAACTGATAAAACACCAGGATTGTTAAAAATAATATTGTTAATTTCAGAAAGGTTTAATGGTTGTTCAATTTGAAAATTATTTATAGAAAAGTATTTTTCTAGTTTTTTATTAATATTCTGTATTATAATTTGTTTGTTTTGATTTTTAGTAATAGAAATCTGATATTCTATTTTAAAGTTGATAACTTGTGCATCCAAAATATCAAACGAATCTGGTATTATTCTAAATGTATTTAGGTACTTGGCTAAGTTTCCTTTTAGAGTATCATTACTAATCGTAAGTGTTCCATCTAAACCTTTAGAGAGGACATAGATCAAAGATGAATTATTGTTCCATGGATTTGGTTTAAGAGCAGCTCTAAAAACGCGGCCAAAAGTTGATGGCATTGTATATATTCTAGCTAAAGCATCTCTTGTCTCTACAACTCTTGATTGTGCCGCTGCAAAAGATGGAATAAGTGCTTTTAATTCATCTACAGATAAAGCATCTAATCCACCAGAAGCATCAGATTCATTTGTTACTTTTAACGAGTTTTTCACATAATTTGCATTTTCAACACTTGGATTATTAGGAAATCTAATATATAAAGTGTTTATGTTATTTGTTACTGATTCAGCGCTTATATTGTGACGTAAACCGCCACCATAACGATATGTAATTGTTACTGTACTGTCAGGAACTATTGTGCCTAAAGTATTTGTTCCGAGAAGATTGTTTGGATTAATCGTTATTCGATTAATTGATGTTTTACCATAAAGAGGCAATGCAAATTTTGATGGATCTGGAATTAAGTCATCATCTGTTGATTCTGCGTTTCCGCCACCAAATCTTAAAACAGTCAACCCAGTGGAAATGCTAGATTTTTTAACATACCTGTATGGGGCTGCTTTTAGAAACATTACACTTTCTGTTTCCTCTGAATCGACTCCTAAATTTTCTTGTTTTAAGTAAACTATGTCGTTCGCCAAGTTTTCTAACTCATAATAAGAATTTCCAAAGTTATCAATAACACTAATGATATCTGTCACATTTTCGAAACTTAAAACAAATTCTTTAAATGGTTCGAAGCCATTAAATGTAAAACTATCTGTGGCTGTTTGACCTGAAATACATGTTCCTTTAAGTTTAACAAAAAAATGAGTTGGATTGTTATTTAAGTCTCTTTTAGAGACTTCCATTGAAGCAATCAATTGATTATTTCTATCTTTTTTACCAAAATCAAGTCTTTCAGTTAAATTAAATAAAATACCTTGTTTGCTGTTTAAGATAGTCCCTTCATCTATAATTGGTAAAGCAGTAGGATCAACAGTAAACCCAGTTGATGTTATAATTGCTGGGACTTCAAGTTCAAATGTAACTGCGACAACAGCGGGAGTTGCTCCAGTCATAGGAACCCTATTGTCTCGTAAATGTCTCTCTATGTTTCTTGGTTCTACCGCAGTTTCTGGAGATAATTCGTGAAATTGATGATCGAGATAAAAAGATTGTGTATCTCCAATCATTGAAACTGTATCGAGAAACATTCCCATAAAGCTTCCAATTGAAACATCTTTAATCTTATCCCCATAATAACTTCTTATATGTTTCTCCATCTCATTACGAAATGCTTGAAAATCTTTATTAAGATAAGATCTTGTTAAAACTTGCTTCAATACTTCTTTTTTCGAAATTTCAGATGACATTGTTCTGATTGTAACTAGAAACAAATCAACTTACAAAAAGTCTAAGTTTAATATATCCTTCAGGAATGTTGAGTTTTGGAACTGAAAAACCAACTAAAACATCCAGGTATATAATTTTATTTCCCACATCACGTTTTGGTTTAGATGAATAATTTGTAAGATTTACATATGGCATATAATCTCTAACAGCGGTATTCATTCTTAACATTGCTTCGCCGTCAAAATTATCTAAACTTGTAAATTCAATAGTTAACGGTTTTAGATTCGCTCCAAAGAAGTATCTTCCCAATCTTTCACCATGATTGGTTAATAATAGATTTTTCAAATTATCTTTTAAGACCTCAAATACATCAGTGCTAGTATTGAAAAACATTTCATTTTCTTCACTGACTGTTAGCGGAGTTAATATTCCAACAGGAGTTTCTGAAACAGTAGGATTGACAAGTTTTCTTGTTTCATAAACTTTATAACCAACGTTTTCAAAACTAATCA